AATATTGTAGACAAAGCATCAGCAGCTGAAATTAAGCTCAAAGATGGTTGGACACAGGGATTCGGTCCGGGTATTTCTATTTGGGCGAAGGCCGGTCTGCCAGAAGCTTATGCTGTTCAAGGTGGAATTTTAGATGCTTATAAGAGAGTTGGATATGAAAATTCAGCAATGGGTTATCCAGTAACAGATGAGCACCCAACTGGTGATGGTAGAGGAAGAATTTCTAGGTTTGAAAGAGGAATGGCACTTGGTACTGCAAAAACTGGTTCATTTGCCGTACAGGGAGCATTGGCTACTCGTTATGAAAAATTAGGTGTAGAAAAAAGTATTTTGGGATTTCCGGTGCGCGATGAGCTTGCGGTAAAAGGTGGATGGATGCAAGGGTTCGAAAACGGTTCTCTTTATTATCAGGCTGGCACACCTCAGGCTTATGTGGTTCGTGGTGGTATTGGAAAGGCTTGGGCTTCTCATGGTTATGAGCAGGGATTCTTGGGCTGGCCTGTAGAGGATGAAGTTCCTGTAACAGACGGAGCTGATATCCTTGGTTGGTCACAAAGGTTTACAGGAGGAACCATTTTTTATAAAAATGATGGTAAGGATAAAGGTTATTATCTTGTCGGGGGAATTCTTGACAAATATGTAGCTTTAGGTGGTCCTCGTAGTCCTTTAGGATGGCCTACTACAAACGACCTTGCTGATTCTGCCGGGGGAGCATTTGTTAACTTTGAAAGAGGTGCAATCAATTGGCATCCTAGAACTAATTTGGCGGTAGCTAGTTGGGGACCAGCATTTGACGTATGGTCATTTGGAGATTATTCTCGCAGCAGATATACAGGATATCCTTTGGAAGAGCCAAAGCAGCATGAAGATGGAAGCTGGTCACAGAAGTTTGAAAAATCTACAATTTATGTAGATAGTGACGGTGGGTGGAAGATAGAAGATTGACATAATTTTATTCTTAGGTTAAAATAAACATACAACCTTCGGGGACTGCACGGCTTGTGGGCCGATGGACAGACTGATAGTTGTTGGGTCAATTCGTGCGAATTGGTCTACCTTAGGATGAGATAGTTACAGCAAGACCCCGGCTTACAGGTGATTTTAGTAATCACTTACAGGCTGGGGTTCTTGCATTTCTAAGGTATAGCAGTAGAATAAAAATATGTATATAGATCAACTTAGAGTAGATTCGCCTATATTTTCTACAGATTTTTCCGATGATGCAGCTAAAAATGTTGCGCCTATTATTGCTGGCAATAAAAATTCTATTATAGTAGGCAATGGCGTAGAAAAAACTTTTGTGTCAAATGCATTCTCTGTAGAAAAAAGTGATCAAATAACCTCATTAGAAGCTTGGTGCCTACCTTATACTTCACAAAAAGTTTCAATTTTGGCCGGGGGCAACGGTGGTATTTATTGGGACAAAGGTATAGAATTTACAGTAAAGTTGTCAACAGGATCATATACGATAAAATATGATTATGATGAAAGAAAATGTCTGCATGTGGTGGCAGAGTATAGTGTAGATGCAATATCATTGTATATTAACGGTAGACTATATGATCAAATATCTATAGAGCCTGGCATTTTTTTGCTAGATGAGTCGAATTTTGTAGCTGGCGCGGGTTCAGGTAGGGTTGCAATAGATGGAATTGCTTTTTATGATGCTCCCCTAGTAGCTAATGTAGTTAATAAACATTATCGTATGGGTAGAGACATACCATCAATAACCGCCAATCTTTCTGACCTAGGTGCATTAATTTATAACTTTGAAGATCAACCAGATGCAGTGGAAATAAAAAAAATTTGGGGGGTTGATGAGTCGTGGACTAATGGAATTTATAAAGAAGTATCTATTACAGATTCAATTACTGGAACTGTTGGCGGAATGTGGCAAGGTATCGTTCCTGTACCTTTTACAGAAAAAGTTAAAAGATCTAAGATTAATTGGTATGGCATTGGCGATTTTGTTGTTGAATCTAGTCTAGACAATGGACAAACATGGACTCGTTGTGAAAAGCTTAAAACTATACCGGGTGTAAATAATGGTATACCTGGATATAATATAGACTTTAGAATAATTTTTAATGGTCCGGCTACTGTAAATAAGTTAGAGGTTGTTTTATATACTACTTCTGAATATAATAACGAGCTTTTAATTAGAGATGCTACTCTTGTCGGTGATATAGTTACATGCGAAAAAGTTACTGATCAAATAGAATATAATGAATTGCGCGGGGCTCGAATGAATAATGGTCGTATAGAAATAAATTCGGAAGTTCAAGCTGCTCGTCAATCCCTTGTTTATGGTATAGATATGTGGTTTAGATTAGATGATCTAAAAAATACATATATATATTCGACAACAACAGGTGAATACTTGCGTGTCCGTTATGGTGCATTAGAAACAAACGGTAATGTTGTTTATATAAATGGTAAATTAGGAGTTGACCATTCTATTGAGAGTGGTGAATGGGTACATGTTACAGGATTGTTTGGATCTGGTACGAATGCTCAAATTTTTGTAGGTTCTGCCTCTGTAGGTTCAGGCTCTAATGATTTAATAGGTCAAATAGGTAGTGTAAATTTGTATGCTAATGATATAGGAAGTGATCAGGTAGAAAGAATATATAGGGCTTATACAGGTGGCAGAAAATATATTATAGAAGATAATGCAACAGTTGGCGTAACTGAGTTAGTAAATGCTTGGGACTTGTACTCTTATAGCTGGTCAAACGCCTAAAATGTGCAATTGTTTGTACGTTATTTGCGTTAATAGTCATTATATTGTACATTGCTATTATGGCAATGAAAATAATAGATGAACCAAATTATGGAGTTTATCTTTGGCGTACAGAAGAAGGTGGTTATGCAGGAGATGGTGATGGCTATATGCTTATTCATTCTATGAAGGGTGACTTAGAAAAGATCGCCGCTTTAGCTAAGGCCGCTAAACACTATGGATGTTTTGAAGGTGGTAGGCCAGAATTTAGGCCGGGTGTGAGACCAGTTAGTGATGAAGAGTATCAAGAGCAACTGTTAAGATTAAAGTTTGGTTTAGTTCCAGACCCATTAGATTTAGAAGCTATGAAGGAAGAGGAAAAGCTAAGAGCAAATGGCAGAAGATAGGCGTATAGCTTCGGTAGCTATTGACGACCCAACCGAGTTACAGCAGGTTGATGTAAAGCTAGGTGGTGCTAGGGAAGCAGTTATAGATCATAACGCAGATTCTTTTGACGTGTCCGGCGAAGAATTAAAAAAGCTTAGTGGATTGTCACCATCTCTAGCTCGTAAGAAAACACGCCTAAGTAAAGCATTTGAAGGCGAAGGCGGCGCAGCTTCTAAAAGGTTGGAAGCAAATCAAGAAACTTCTGCATATAGTCTTATGGGTTTAGCTTATCCTCCATATAACTTAGACTATTTAGCCAAGCTTTATGAATTGTCTCCAATTCACCTAGCAGCAGTAGATGCTAAAGTAACCAATATAGTTGCTTTAGGGTATGACTTTGTGGAAACAGCTAAAACAAGATCAAAAATGAGTGGTCTAGAGGGAGAAAAGAAAGAAAGTCTCCGAGATAAAGTGGGCCGCATTAAAGACGCTATGTATGAATGGCTTGATAGTTGTAATAAAGAAGATTTGTTTACAGAAACCCTAATTAAGGTCTGGACAGATTATGAAACTACGGGTAATGGTTATATGGAAATAGGTAGGACAGTAAGTGGAGAAATTCGTTATATTGGTCACATTCCATCAGTATCTATGAGAGTTCGTCAAAAGAGAGACGGCTATGTTCAAATGATCGGAAAGAACGTAGTCTTTTTCAAAAATTTCGGGGATGACGAAGACTTCAATCCAATTAGTAGTGATCAAAACCCTAATGAAATAATTCATATTAAAAAGTATAGTCCAACAAACGGATATTATGGTGTGCCAGGTATTATGGCTGCTGCACAAGCAATTGCCGGTAACGAATTTAGTTCTAGGTTTAACCTAGATTATTTTGAAAATAAAGCTGTGCCAAGGTATGTAATAACTATTAAGGGAGCACAGCTTAGTCGTAAATCTGAGAATGCTTTGTTTGATTTGTTTCAAGGTGGATTAAAAGGTAAAAATCACCGTACAGTAATTGTTCCACTTCCGCCGGATAGTGATAAGTCTAAGACTGAATTCAAAATGGATGCTATTGAGGCAGGTACCCAAGATTCTAGTTTTAATAATTATCGTAAAGCTAATCTAGGAGAAATCCTAATGGCTCATCGTGTACCTATTTCAAAAGTAGGTTTGGCAGAAGGAGTTAGTCTTGCGGTTGCTCGGGATGCAGATAAGACATTTGCTGAACAAGTATGTCGTCCACTACAAGGAATGTTAGAAAAGAGGTTGAACTCCATTATTAGCGAAAAGACAGACGCCGTTAAAATAAAGTTGAAAGAAATGAGCCTGAGTGATGAAGATACTCAGTCTAAGATCGATGAGCGTTACTTGCGTTGGGGCGCAATTAGACCTAATGAAGTTCGTAACCGTTGGGGATGGGAAGCTCTTCCAGACGGAGATAAGCCTGCCACAATGGGCGGTGCTTTGGATGGTGAAGAGCAGGCCGCAGAAGAAGCTGCTAACGCTAAGACTGCTGCTAATGCTCAGGCGAAGGCGGCGGCTCAACAAAAGGCCACGGCTACACAAAGCCGTACTAGAGACGCAGACAGAAGTGCAAATGGTACTGATAGTAATTCAGAGGGTCGCAACACCCAGGGAGCCGGAAGGGCTCAGTCTTGACCAAGGTTTGCACCAAGTGTAATGCAAGCAAGGGGAATAGGTCTACTAATGATTATAGAAGAGCTAAGATATAAATTGTTGTTACAATTTTGCTTTATAATTAAACGTAGCTTATAGTAATCAACATGGAGATAGCAAAGGCACATTTTGACATAGTGGGTGAAAATGATATTCATCTTAGTATGCCAATCGAAAAAGTTAATAAGGCTAAAAGAACTGTTTCGGGTTGGGCCACTTTAGATTCAGTTGACACTCAGGGTGACATTATTACGGCCGAGGCCAGTAAGCAAGCTTTTGAAGCTTTTATGAGCCGTGGCAACTTGCGTCTTATGCATCAACCAATTCCAGTAGGAAAGCTAATGAGTTTTCGTGAGCAGGAGTTCACAGATGTAAATTCTGGTGAAAGATATCAGGGAATTTATGTAGAGGCTTATATTTCAGAAGGTGCTGAGAATGTATGGAAGATGGTTTTAGATGGAACACTTCAAGGATTTAGTATTGGCGGTGCCGCAACCGACACAGAGTCTAAGTTTGTAAAGAGCAAAGATGGTGCGGGCGGCAAGACCGTTAGATTTATTAAATCATATAAACTTACTGAGTTGTCATTAGTTGACAGTCCAGCAAACCAAATGGCGAATTTTGAAAGCATTCAAAAACTGTTCACTATTCAAAAGAACGAAGAGACCGGCGAGGATGAGATGGTTGGCATTATTGCAGATACAAAAATAACTAATGTATTTTATTGCGATAATGGACATGATCCAATTGCTGTTGACTCCGAGAATAATGTTGAACAATGTTCTTTATGCCAAAACAAAATGCAAAACGCGGGCTGGTTTGAAAATATTGACGGAGGCAGGGAAGAACAAGTAGCCGAAGTCGTTAAGAAGTATCAAGCTTCACAAAACGAGGGAGGTGTACAGGAAACAATGCCAGAAGAAGTAAGTGTAAATAATGCAAAGGGAACCACAACGGATGAGAATGGTAAGGTTGTAGTTGGTGATTCAGAAGCCGTTGTAGTAGACGAAAATGCAGAACGTGCATCAGTAGCCGGTGACCAACAGGTTAAGGAAGACACAGATTTAAACAAGGCTTTAGATCAGCTAAAGGAAGACATTACTAAGGCTGTAGAAAGCGGCACTAAGCAAAGTGCTGAACAAATTGAGGCGCTAGAGAATAGATTGAACAAGGTGAATGAAGAGTTTGAGTCTAAGTTTGCAGAATTCAAGAATTCTCTAGATGACCACGCAAATAAGCTTAGCGGTTTCGAAGAGGGGCTAAACAAAGTGCTGGGAACAGTAAACGCCCTAGAACTAGGAAGCGCTGTTAAGAAGTCGGCTGATCTTGGCGGGTCAGACGAAACGTTCGAAAAGAGGAAAACAAAGAGCGAAGGTTCTCGTGTTTTCGAAGGAGTATTTTTCTCAGTAGCAGACTGAACTTAGTCTATATAATTTAATAAAAATAAAACTTTAGAAAAAGAGGTGACAAAACAGAATTATGAGCAACGAAACATTATTAAGCAAGGTTATTGTTTCTACAGAAATTGGAGCGCCTCCTGGCTCTGGTTTATTAAAGCCAGATCAGTCAAACCGCTTCATCGATTACATGTTCGATAAGACCGTTCTTGTAAAGCAGGTTCGTACCGAAAGGATGCGTGCTGACTCTATGGAATTGGACAGAATGGGTGTTGGTGAGCGTTTGATGAGACCAGCTACCGAAGCTGTTGACACTGGTGAAAACCAGGGTGTTACATTCAGCAAGATTAGCTTGCGTACATACAAGCTACGTCTAGACTGGGAGCTTTCAACAGAGTCTTTAGAGGACAACATCGAGCAGGAAGGCTTTGAAGATCACGTTGCGCAACTAATGGCTGAGCAGGCTGGTAACGACATTGAAGATTTAGCGATCAACGGTGACGTGGCTAGTGCAGACCCATTATTGGTAGCATTTGATGGATGGCGTAAGCTAGCCGTTAGTGGTACTACAGATGGTGCAGCCCACATTGTTGATGCAGGTGGTACAGGTCTTACTCGTGAAACAGCTAATCGTGCGCTAAAGTCTATTCCTCGTAAATTCTTGCAGCGTAGAGGCTCTTTGAGGTTCTACACAGGTGCAGGTCTTGCACAGGATTACGCTTACTCATTGACCACAGACGAATATCTAAGTGGTCAGGGTCAAGCAGCAGGTTCTATCGGCAACGTAGTTGCAGAGGGTGGAGCGGGTTGGTTGGCACCTAGAATTATGGGACAGACTCTACAAGAGGTTCCACTATTCAATGAGAGCAGGACAGGTACTTACTCAGGAGCCACAGGTAACCACGGTGACGTATGGCTAACTGATCCAAAGAACTTGATCCTTGGTGTTAAGAGAGACATTCAGGTGTTCCGTGAGTTCAAGCCAAAGAAGGACTCAATTGAGTTTACCGTATTCACCAGAATTGGTGTTGGTATTGAAAACACAGACGCTATGGTTGTTGTAACAAACAATCGCCTAGCAGCGTAATTGAAAAAAGACAATAAGAGAACCGGGCTTCGGCCCGGTTTTTCTTATTTTGTATAGAATAGTTACCGTGTTAGAATGATCTAAGAAGTCAAAAGGAGGACTGATGTTAGATAAATTAAAGAAATTTCAATTGATTGACGCGGGCGAATGGTTTGGCGTTGATGGAGTAGAAGAAGCAGGAAATAACCAGGATAGAGTTGCTTTGCTAGTCGAAGATGGCGTTACTTGGGATTTGTACGAAGAAGAGAGAAAGATTCGAAATCTCGATAAGAATCATGAATTGATTGTTGAAGGTGAGGAAGAGAAAGAGGTTATCATTACCGATGAGCCAGCAGCAGCGCCGGAGGAAGATGAAGGTGACGTAGTCCTTATTAAGATGGAGCGTAGAAACTTTAGTTTTGAGCATAAAGGAAGGAGCCTATATAAGTTTACGCGCGATCATCCATATCAGTTAGTTAATGCTGATGATGAGCAGACACTTATTAATATGGGTGGCTTTAGGTCAGCTACACAAAATGAGGTTAAGGAGTTTTACAGCTAAAAATGGCGGCGGAATATAATTACACATGGGATCAGGGCGCTGATCTAACAATAAACTTAGTATATAAAACAGGTGCAAGCGCTAGTGATGCAGCTCCTGTTGATCTTAGTAGTTATGCTATCCGCATGGACATTAGAAAAGAAAATGTTGATGGTGTAAGGGTGTGGACATTTAATAGTGAAGATATACCTAATGATGCAGAGGCAAGCCCTGATGATGTTAATAGGCCAGCAGATGCAACGGGCGCGGGAGACAATGAAGCTGTGTTATCTTCAAATGGTAACATTATTATTAATGTTCCACGTTCGTTAACATTACCACCTAGTGGTGCTGTATATACGCAAATGCAGGCCGGAACATTTGAATTTTATTATGATGTAATGATGAGAAACAAAACAACTAACAAACAAAATAAGATATTGAAAGGAACAATAACAGTAGACAAATCTTCTACTTTGTGGGCATAAATAGATGGCAGATATTATAGAGATAGTTGATCCTACCGTAGAGCCGGTAATAGTAGTTGAAAACATAAATCCAATAGAGATAAGTCTGGCTACTGGAATTCAGGGTGAGCAAGGTATACCAGGGCCGGGTAATAGTTTAACTATAGGTACTGTATCTACTGTTGTTGCTGGATCTTCTGCAACCGCCAATATTACAGGTACATCACCAAATCAAGTATTGAACTTAACCATCCCTAGAGGTAATACTGGTTTAACAGGACCGCCTAACAATTTGACCATAGGTACTGTGGCTACATTAGCGGCGGGGGCGAGTGCAACAGCTTCAATTACAGGCACATCACCAAATCAAACATTAAATTTAGGTTTGCCTAGAGCAATAGGGGCAGTTGATACTGTAAATGGTGTAGCTCCTGGTTCCAATGGAGATGTAAAAGTAACTCGTTTACAACCTTCTACATCTACTAATAATACAACTGATGACAATATTGGAGATTGGTATAAAATTGGGACAATAAGTTTGTTATCTCAATTTTCAGATATTAATGGTACAATTCTCCTACAGACCAGTGATCATGGATCATCAGATCTTATGCGGGCATTGATTGGTATACGCGCTAAGCAGCAAGAACCTTATGGTAATTTACCATATTTGTTTTTAACGGTGTCTGGTCTGTCATCAGATACAGATTCATTTGATTTAAGTTATATTGCTTTTGTTGTTGTTTCTACCGATGGCCCTACTATAGTAGAAATGTGGGTTCGTAATGTTGTTAGTTATTCTAGAATTCATATTACAGAAATTGCTATAAGTAAAAACAATTCTTCTATAGTTTATAGTGAACCAAACCAGCCAGGGTTAAACGAGCTTCCTACTGGTTTGGTTCAAAAGTTTGGCTCTTGGGCTCCTGTCGAAGATTTAATATTTAGTGCAACTCCCGAACCGAATCCAGATAAAATTGTTAGAAGAGATGTTAACGGATATGCTCATGTTGTTGGTATGGAGGTTTCTCTAGCTCCTACGGCACCCAATAATGTTACTCGCAAAGATTATGTAGACAATATTGGTACGTCCAATCCATTAGAGGCAAACTCTATTGCTCGTAGAGATAGTGGTGCCCGTTTCGGAGCCGCCCGACTTTTTGCGGAGCAGGGCGGTCCAACCGCTCCCCATGAATTGACACGTAAGGATTATGTAGATAGTCAAATTTCTACGCGAGTTCCAGCGTTTGTTGATCCTGATGCTGATCGTCTCCTGGGTTGGGACGATTCTACGAATGCGTGGGTTCCAGTCGCATTGGATAATGCAGGTTTTACATGGGGTGCTAGCAATACGATATTTATGAATGTTGCTAGTGAGACAGTGTCAGGTCGTGTAGAAATGGCTACAGCTGCTGAAACTGCGACAGGAACGGATACAACTCGCGCCGTTCACCCCGCAGGATTAAAGCCTTTGTTAGATGCTAAGGCGTCTTCTATTCACACCCATACTGCAACAGATATATCAAACTCTACTCCTGTTGGTAGGAGTGTTTTGCTTGCCGCTGACGCAGCAACAGCAAGATCGGCAATTGGCGCAGGCACTTCTAATTTAGCAATTGGAACTACAGCTACTACAGCAAAAGCCGGTAACTATGCTCCACCTGTAGCAAGTACAACATCAGTAGGTACTATTCAATTGGCCGGGGACTTGGGAGGAACCCCTACTGCACCCACCGTTCCAGCATTAGCATATACCACAAGAGATTTAGGAGCAGGATCGGTATTACCGTCTACTGGTCTTAGAAGAGGTGATCATTATAATCTAAACGGTGCCTTGATGGTATACGATGGATCAGCTTGGCTGAATGTAAATCCAAACATTGGTGGAGATGCTAGATATGTAGTCACTGCTTTGTCCACTCTTAATATTGCAGCCGGTGGAAATGGTTTGAGGGTTCCATTAAAAACATCTGAATATACAACTGCTGACGTTACTCCTAATGCTAACTCAGATTTATTCACTCTTAACAGGGCCGGACTTTGGGAAATTACTGCAAATGCAAGATTTGGTATTCCGGCTGGCGGTGTAGGTATTTTTTATATATCTGATGATATAGGTGCAGGTGGTAATGCTAATACATTTGCATCTTCTACTCAAAATCCAGTAAATGCTATTACTTGTGATTTTAATTTGTCTTTAACGAAAAGATTTGCAGTAGGTCAGACGTTAGCGATATGGGCGTTTTGTAGTGCCGCCGCTATTATAGATACAGGTGCAGGAAGGCACGTGCGTACCAGTATTTCATTGAAGTGGGTTCGTCCTTGATAATATTTATAGTTGAAAAATAACTTAGGAGACATATAATAGTAGTATGGAGATATATAGAGAGCAGCCAGAAGATATTGTATTTAAGCTACCACCAGAATCTACTAGAGCGGTAGTCAGTGTTTATCGCGGTGTTGATAAAATTGGTGAAGATCAAATCTTTGAGGATTTAGATGAAAATGGTTTTATTAAACAGGTAGCAGTCAATATTCCATATAAAGCAGTTCGTTATGATGGAGCGGTAGTAGTCCTTATCAATAGCACTGTAGATGGAGAAGTATTTCAAAACAGATATAACATTAATGTGGTTACTCCTGTATTATCACTACTGGATACTGCTGAGATAATAGGTAATGGTGCTACACTAGAGCAAGCGCGCCGGGTGGAAAGATCTGTTAGGGTAATAATTGAGACTGTAACAGGACAAAGTTTTGGACTAGAGCGTGCGGCCTATGGAATAATGGGTAAAGATACAGAAAGACTACAACTTCCAAAAAGATTGGTAGCTTATAAAGCAATCTCAGTTTCAGGAGTTCCTATTACTTCGATTAGATATAACGTTACAGGTGACGGTTGGTATGTTGAAACTTTAGCGCCAGAGTGGTTGGAGATAAAAGAAGCGCCGCCAGAAGACCTGTGGTCTTATCACACAAATGGACCCATAAGAGTTCCTGCCTGGTATAAGTCTGTATTTACTGAGGGGCGCCCATACACCATAGATGGCTTATGGGGCTGGGAGTCTGTACCGATGGACGTAGAAGAGGCCGCAAGATTATTAGTTAACGATTATTCATGTAATCAGTCGGCTTATAGAGATAGATATCTGGAAATTATAAAGTCATCTGATTGGACATTGCAGTATAGCGAACAGGCATGGGAAGGAACTGGAAATGCGCGTGCAGATTTAATATTGAATCAATATAAGCGTCCATTCCTTTTGATAGTATGACATGTATAACTAGCGCCAGAATGACGATGATCGCTACTGTATTACGCGGAAGGTATGTACAGACACAAAGCGATAACCCCCAGCCCACTAATGGACACTTTGAGCCACAAGAGGATTTGGTTACCGGAGAGATTATTAGTGTATGGGTGCCAGATACAGAGGAAACAGAAATTACTGACGGAGAAGGGCACATAATTCAATTTGATGTGCCCTGTAAGGCTACTGCATTTACAGATACGGGATATAGGTCCGCGTCCAATACAGAGTCTTTTGATGAGGGTATATACAGGAGATATGAATATGTTGAGATGAGATTCCCACCAAGTTATGTTATAACCTCAAGAGATACTGTTACGGCAATTCGTGATGCTAGAAGTGGTAAAGCTTTATGGGTTGAGGAAGAGGCATTGTTGACAGAAGAAGACGTATATCCAGCAACTGATTTTGATGTAATTGGAGTAAATCCTGTATTTGATCCATTTGGTACGCACATAGAAAATCTTACAGTATTAAAAAGGGCGGAAGTACAGAGTGGCCGGGATTAATAGATTAGAATTTGATCCCAATGAACTTAATTATCTTCATGGATATTTAGACGGTGTTAAGTCAGAAGTAGAGTCAACGGCATACGTTGGATCTGTAATCAATTACGCGCATGCACGTATGACACCAAGATTAGATGCTTGGATTGATATGATTGCGGCAGCTAATCCTGAATCATTTCATCATGTATATGAATGGCCTGCACAATACGGAGATAAAACTGCTGTAGGTAATCCGGCGGGAAGATTATGGAAACATACATTAAAGGGTCATGGTGCAAGTAAAATAGCGTCATTTGAGTTTAAGGCTTCTATCAAACCAAGTCCTGTTAACCCTATACTTACAAAGCCGGGATCTTCTGGTCAGACAGTAAAAGAAGGGATACACATATTTTATTGGAAGGCACCGGCTATGGAATATGGGTTAGAAATTACTATAAGACCTAAGCTTGCTCAGTACTTAGCTTTCGCCGGTACATCTCAAAAGAATGGTATAGTATTTAGTAAGGGACCAATTAGTTTTACCGCCGGTGGAGGAAAAACAACTGGTAGATTTACAAATGCTTTTAGGTTTTGGTGGTCTCAAATGGCTACTTCTACATTTGAAAATGATATTGCCCCTTCGCTTTCTAAAGATTTAGTAAAGGGAGGAATAACTGGTAGATATAGATCAAAATCTAAAAACTTTAAGATCGCTGGAAATTCTGGATATTCTGCTGGAAAGGCGGAAGCCTTAAAAAAGTTAAAAAAGAATGAAAGAGATTATATTACTGGCGCAGCAAGCAGAATAAGATTGGAGGAAAAATAGTGGATAGTAAAACTACTGCTGTAGATGGTATTAAATTATTTTTGTGGGATAGGTTGAAAAGGGCTGGGTTTATGAAGGCTACTGATTATAAAAGAACACCATTAGTGCCAGTACAAGAGGTGCCTGAATTTATTGCAGAAATAGAAGCTATGAAGAATCCTCCATATATTGTTTATAATTGGACAACAGATACTATTGGCAATTTTTGGTTGATGCCTAGTGATCAAGTAGCGTTTTTGATTTATTCTCCTGATATGTCAACCATAAACAATATTGTTGTGTTTATGTCAGCGTTATTTAAAAGAAAAGATGATTCAGCACAAGAGGTAAACGACTATATCCGTAAGCTTGGTCAAGAATTGCCTGGCGATACAGTCGCTACAAAAGAAAGTCGTAGAAAAGTGCGAGAGACTGTTGGTAGGTTTGATTATAAGTCAATAACGCTTAATTCGGCTGGTGCTCCTTTACCATTTGAGCAAGATGGCGGGAGACAAGAGGCCATGGTTAGTATTAGTGTAATGTATACCCAACAATTAGATGATACTGGAATGCCTTTATAATTTTGCATTTTTATAAAGCCTGTCGTAATATCAGCATGAGAGAAATACCGCCAACTTTATCGAATGCTATATAAAATTTTACGGAGGTGAATTAAAAAGTGCCATTAGGAGAAACAAGAAATATTATCGTGGGTGCCGCAAGGGTATTCATTGGTACAGCAGGTGATGGCCCAACAGGAGCCGCCGCAGTTACAGCTTTGCCAGCAGGTACAACTAATGTAACCCTATCTACAGCATTGGAGGGTTCTGCATCATGGAGGAACGTAGGTTTTACCATGGAGGGTGTAGAGCTTTCTTATGAGCCAGATTATGGAGACGTTGAGGTTGATCAATTGCTTGACTCTGCAAGATTATTTAAGCAGAGCATGAGGGTTACTGCAAACACAACTTTGGCCGAGGCTACACTAGAGAATCTTCTAGTAGTTTGGGGTCAGCGCCGTCCAGTAGCAGCGGGAACAGGAATTTCAGAGGTAGACATTTTGGCCGGTGAATTGGGCGATGTTCCATTTGAAAGGTCAATGGCTTTCGTCGGTCCAGCTCCACTTACAGCAGCAGGAGGTAGACAAGAAAGAGTTTACTGGTGTGCTCGCGCAGTACAGACAGAATCTACTAGCTTTGCGCTACGTAGAAGTGAGGCAACTGGTTTGCCAGCTAGCTTCCGTCTATTGCCAGA